TACTTCAGCATGTCTTGCTTTAGTGTTTGCAGAACCTTTTGCAACTTTCTGAAACTTAACAGTATTACCATTAACACCGTTCACAGTTCTTGCCAAGTTCTTTAACTTAGAACCCATTCTTTGGTAAGCCATATGAACTTCAGCTTCGAATTGAGTTATAAAGGCATTTGTTATTGATGTTGCCATTTATTTTCCTCGTTGTTAAGTTATTGTTAGTTACCGATTATCTTTCTAATGCAGTGGATTGTTATCCAGTTAAGGGCAATCATTTACATTCTAAAGGTCTTGATATGTTGATATTGTATAAGTGTTATTCTTGACAACGCACAATTATATCCATCTTTTAGGAATAGTTATAACTTCTCCAAATTCTATTGTGCCATCTTTATCTTGAGAGTATGTACCAAATAAAGTTATATAATCTTTGGTATCTTTATAAATCCAAAATTCACCTGTTTTACAAACTGCTGGTTCTGCAGCTTCCATTTGAGCTACAGATAACCAACCAGTTTGCGAAACACAGTCAAGCCATTTTAAAGGCTTATTAAGTTTTTTAAACTTAAATTTATGCTTGTTTTTGACCTTTGTAAGCCTTTTCATATAATTCAGTTACTCGTTTTACATAAGCAGGATCACGTCTACTTGAATCCCAATATCTAGGATCTTTAAGCATTGATTTAAGATCATCCATATCAGCAGATACATCAACTTGTGTTTGTGATGTAGGCATATTACTATCTTTAGTTAGTTTCATAACTTCTTCTAGAGCTTTAACTCCTTCAGCAGTTGATGCAAAACTAGAAATAGCATTATAAGAATCTGGACTTAAATGTTTTTTAGACCAAAGTTCTGCAGCTTCTATTCTTTCTTTGCCATTATCTCCAAGTTTTTGTACTTCAAGATCAGCATTAGGAAGACTAGAAATAGCATTTTCTACAAATACTTTTACACCTTCATCATATTGTTCTTGAGATAAACCTGCATTTTTTGCAGTACTGTTCCACCATTGTACAATAGGCATATCATTACTAATATCTAATGATATATTTTGATCTAATTCTGGAACATTTAATTTATATTCCTCTGGAACCTTACTTAGTTTTTCATTTTCAAGATCAGTTCTAATTTGTTTAGTTAGATCTTCTGTTCTAGAACCTAATTTAGATTCTAGTGAGTTATAAGATGAAGCTAAGTTTTCAATATTAACTTCATTCTTTTCAGCATCCCAAAACTTATCTTGAATATATTCTGGTTTAGTTACCTCTGAAGGTTGTTCAGTGGCGACTGGTGCTGTATTAGCATTATCATCTGCCATCATTTTCTCCTTTTGTTATACGCGTTTTAATTACTCCAACTAAGAATCGCATACCTTCTAAGTGGAATAGTCTGTTGCTATCTATATTTGGCCCAGCAACAGCTTCTATTGTTATTGATTGCAAATAGTTTAAAACTTTTTTTGCTTCATCTCCTTTGAAGACATTAGCAAAATGTTTATTTAAAATCTTTTCTTCTTCAGTAGATCTTACATAACCGTCTATACTATTTGTTATTTTGGGCTTCTCTTTCTCTAGATCTTTCCACGACATACTATGCTCCTGGTGGAGCTTCACCTCCTTCTGGTGTTGATTGCATTTGTTGTAAACGATTAACTAGCTCTTGTTGTTCTTCTTCGTTTCTAATTAACTTCTCTGGTAAGTTCATTTTTTCAGCTAGATATTTTGCAGTTGTATTTTGATCCACAATTAGATTAACCATTTGTGGGCCAAATGTTGCTCCAATAATTTCATTAAATCTTGTTACATCAGCAACATCTTGTAAATGTTGAGCTTGAGCTAATGGTGATCTTGGAGCTATCTTAACTTCCCTACCGTTTACTTTAGGGATGTCTATTCTACCTTGTTTAGATAAAATTCTAATTATTCTTTTTAATAATGGAGTTATTAATTCAGATTGTAGTCTACCAAAAGATGAACCAATCTGTCTTGATAAATCTGCCATTCTTTCAGAAACTTCTGTTGCTGTCATTGGAGTTCCTTCTGGTCTTCCAAGAGCTTCCATGTATAAAGCTTTTTTAATATTCTGCCTCATATCATTTAATACTAATTGAGCTACATCAAAATTAGATGCTGATTGTATTGGTACTAAACCTCTACTACCAGGAGCTACTGGTATTAAAGATCCAGGTACTAATGAAATATTATCTGGATTAATTACACCATCATCTTCATAAGTATAAACACCAGACACAGACATTTGAGCATTTTGTAAAATTAATTCAATTGTTAGATTACAAGTTTTAATTGCTGACATAGCATTAAATACTGGCCCTCTACCATAAACTTCACCAGAAGCTTTATTCCATCTAAATACTAAATATGGATTTGAACCTTCTCCTTCAAACATTTCTTCAAAAAGAATATGTTTAGGATTTTCCATAAGAATACACATTTTGTATTTTTCAACATTTTCTTCATGTATTTTATAAACAGCTTCAATAATTTTAATTTTATTTTTATTTCTTAAAGGATCAAAATTTTCTGGTAATTTAGCTTTAGGATAAAGTATTTTAATTTCATTAGGCTTACAATATCTAGTTCTGTAAACAGAATCTATTACACCATCTGGCCCAGTATTTAAACAAACTCTAGTTAATGGTACTGCTGTAAATTTAATTGGATTTACTGCATCACCTTCTTCAACAAGCATAACACCTGTACCAATTGCAAGATCCATAAATGATTCATGTATCTCTTGGTTAAAGTTTGATTGTTGTAATAATTGAAATACATATTCTGTAATTTTATCTAACTCTAAATTAATGTTTGCTTTTTGTTCTTGTGGTATTTCAGATCCTGCTTGAAAGTCTGCCCATCTAGCAAATGTTGGAGTTATACCTGCTTGTAATCTAGATGCAAATTCTTGTACACCTACTACAGCAGTTTCATCAAAAATTTTATCTGTTCTTTTTTGACCAGGAGCTTCTTCATAAAATGATTCTCTATTTGGAAGACAGTATTCATATGCTTCTTCAAATTTATCTTTCCAATAATCTTTTATACTTTGAGCTTCTTTATATTTTTTTAAAATTTCAGATGCTCTATCTTGAGTACCATAATTTATTTCTGAGTTATCTAAATAATCCATTAATTAAAAAATCCTCTACCTCCAGGTCTAGCAAATAATGACCTAGATGATGTTATTGATAATCTTTTTTTCTTATATGCATCAGCTTGTTCAGCAGCAGCTTGATCTTTTTCAGCTTGTGCTGCTTTTTGTATTGCAACATTCTCAGCTTCTATTTGAGCTTGAGTTTTAGTTTGTCTTTGCCCACCCCCGTCACCACCAGTAGGAACCTGGTTACCATAAGCATCTGTTTTACCTGCCATTCTATTTTCCATATATCCAGAATAAACTTCATTTTGTTTTTCAACAGACAGTTTATCAAATTCTTCTTTAGTGTAACCAATATTTTTTTTAGCTTTTGATGAAGTTAAAACTTTTTCAGTAAAAAATTTACCAGTATATTGTGCGCCTTTTTGTAAAGGTTTATTTAAAACATTTGTAATAACTTGTACAGAAGGTGGCCCTTTGCCTGTACTTCTTCTTACATCATAAGCACGTTGATCTTGAAAAGCTTTTGCTTTTTCTTCAGCAATATCTTTTTCTCTTGTTTTTGAATATTGAGTAGTTAGTCCTATTTCTCTACTTGATTTATAAGTATTATTATTAGAACTACCACCTTTATTGCCACCATCACCACTCATAGAAATTCCTTTTTATCAGATTTATTCCAAAATCGCTTATATCCAGCTTTACGCAACGCACAATATAATTGCCAAGGAGTAATAATATACCATCTAAAAAAACCTATTAATCTCATTATAAAAGATACGCAGCTTAATTCTTTAATTCTAAACAAATGCCAATCTTGTTTTACTGGACATACAAGTATTTCATAGTCATACAAATAAGCAAAAAGGTTCTTGGATTGTTCTTTATTCAAGATAGATGTTTTAATTCCTGCATGTGTAAATTCTAAATGCTCCCATGCATCTATAGTGTCTATGTATTTTAAGGCTCCACAATGACCAAATCCATGTGGAGGTTTCCACCACCATATCCACTTAGCAAATCTTTGTGTTCTTTCATTATGGAAATAAACTAACCATTCCTCTTGAATAGATCCCATACTTTCCTTTTCTGTGTTTTTTGTCCAGCAAATACATCCCATTCTTTTTTAGCAATTACAGGTTTACTTTGTGACCTACCTGCTAATAAAGTTCTACCTTCACCAGCACCCATCATTAAATATTGTAATGCATCATGAACGTGAGAGTATCTATTTTTAAATGGCTTCTCATCATATCTATCTCCAGATGTTTGAAGTCTTCTATAATGATAACCACCACTAAATCCTTTTTTTAAATTGACACATTTTGGATCAATTATAAATCCTGCTTTACCATCTATAAGTCTTTGCAAAGCAGTATCTACAGAATCTATTCTCAAAGCAACATCATTAGATGGTGCAGGTACAGCTTTTAATCCATAATTTCTCATAATAGAAAAAGGAGTTCTTTCATCTGTTTGTGATCTAAAATCTCCAGCAGGATCTCCAAATATTTGTACATCAAAGTTTTTATAATTTTTAGCTATCTCACCTCTTAGTAATTCAGAAAATCTAACAACACCCATATCAAAACAAACAAGTTCATTTAATATATTCCATCTACCTAATGTTGTCTTTTGACCAAAGACAGCAGCAGGTGTTAAACCAAAGTCAATTCCAATAAATAATGTTTGGTTTACATTTGGTTTTAATTGTTCTGGAGCTATATGTAATTCTTGTTTGAAGTTAGGATATACAGGTTTACCTTCTTCAATAGATCCTAATTTATTTAAAACATAAACATCTATCCATCCTTTTGTTTTACCTCTAATAATATTAGGATAATATTTAGGTGTTAAGTTTTTTTTATTTTCTGCATTTTCATTTGGAACATATTCTTCTGTAAATCCTTCTTTGTTTTTCTTTTCTATTAAAGCAGGTGGTTGTGTATGAAAACTCCAGTTGTCTGGTTTAATTAACATAAGAGCTTCATCTCTTGAGATATGATCTGGTACAGGAACATCACCTGCCATTATTGGCCACCAATGATCTTCTTCTGGTGCATTGGTATCAGCTATAACTCCATACCATGTAGCACCACCATCTCTCATAGAAGGATAACGACCTACCCTCATAGTACAAGCATCAATAATTGATTTAGGTATTTCTCTAGCTTCGTTTACCCAAACACCAGTAAGTTCTAAAGATAATAATTTTTTAACATCTTCTGGTCTATCAAGAGCTAAGAATATAACTTCTAAATCTATATCACCTTTTATTATTTTATGAGTATAAGGTACAGACCAAGCAAAGTTTCCCCAAGTATCTTCTGGAAACCAATCTAACCAAGTTTTAATTGTTGTTGTTTTTAATTGTGGGTTTGTATTTCTTATTACTGCCCATCTTGATTTACGAACACCTTGTTCGTTTTTATTTTGTAATAATGCTCGTCTAAATATTTCTATACAACAAGATACAGATTTACCAGATCCAACTGGGCCCCTTAAACCTCTAAAGAAGTCATCAGACTTCATAAAAGATTTTAATGTTTGTCCTTCTGGTTTGTATTGAAAATTAATCGACATTTGTACCTACATTAGCTTTTAGCAATTTGTAGATAGTTTCTTCTCCAAAAGCTTCTACTAATTTATCAGCTTCATAGTCAGTAATCATATGTGTTGGATAATGTTTAAGATGTGTTTTTTTAACTATTGCTCTTAATCTTCTTCTATCCTTTAAACTTAAATTATTTAGAAAACTCATAAAAAATTAATACTACTTAATTCATCTTGTTCTATAACCCTATCTCTAACAATATCTAGTATTTGTTTTTCTGTACCATATTTATTTTCAAAATTTTTTTTATCAAGATGTATACCAGTATTGCCTTGGTGATGCTCATAACATAATGGAATTACTTCAAAGTGTGAGCTTCTTCTTCCGATACCTACATTACCTGTACCATTGTTTCTTATATGATGTAATGTTGCAGGACTTTGGCAGACAAAGCAACCTAACTCAGCTACTTTGTCCATCCAAATTTTTTCTTCTTTGGTAGCCACTATTTTTTCTTTTTGGCTGCCATTATTTTTTTCTTTAAAGCTGTAGGTAAAGTTTTTTGCTTTGACGTCATTCCACTGCTTTTACTTGCAGGTCTTCCTCTTTTTGAACCGTAGGTTCCTTTTCCATAAGGCATTTTTTTTCCTCCTCTGTTATTTCATAATATGTAGCTCTACATCCATCTGGTATTGCAGCACTACATTTCTGCATAGCTATAACATCATTATCTGCAGAAAACAATATTTCTTTTTTAAAGGTTTCACCCTTCCATATTTTAGCAATGTAATACATTTATTTTTTCTTAGCTGTCTTTGCTGACTGCTTAAATGCTTTTGATGTTGGTGCACCTTTTGATCCTGGTTTTCTCATTCTTTCACCAGAACCAGATTTAATTCTTTCTCTCTTTGCATGTATGTTTGCATACAAACCTTTTTTTGCCATTTCTTTCTCCTATGATTTTTTATTATTATTTGCAAAACTTCTTGCAGCAGCTACCGAACCAAATCCCCATGCTTTTAATGCTAAGGCTTTTCTTGTAGGTCTGCCTTTGCTATCTTTCATTGGGCCCTTCATTCCTGCAAACCTTGCAGCAAATGATATTCTTCTTGGATTCTTTCCAGACTTTACAGGTGCTTTTAAATTAGATCCTTCTGTTCTTTTGAAGAAGGCTCTACCTCTAGCATTTAAACCACCTTTTGGATTTTGATAAACTTTAGCTACCATAAATATTTTTTACCTTTAGTTAACCAAAAATAAACGCACTTATCATAATACCAGTTAGTAATCCTAACCAGAATCCTACAATTCCTTCTCTGTAGTATAATGATAATACCTTTACCTGTTTTAAATATTTTTTAAACATTATCTTCCTTGCCGATTATATTTTTTAAAATCCCTTTTCTTAGCCTTGTTCATTGAACTTCGTTTAGGCTTTCGACTAGATATACTAGTCCTTTTGTATTTCGCCCTTGTTTCATGGGCAACTTTATTGACATCAAACTTTTTCTTAGCCATGTTTCTATGATTACCTTAGTGTGTGCTTAAAATCAACTCTGTTGTGTGTGTAACTCCACTAGTCATCTAGACGATGGCGTTTTTGCCCCCACCCCCTCGTTCCGAGTGGGGCAAATGTCGGTACTCTGTACCGTCACTTTTTAAGAAAGGTCGATGTTAATCTTAATGTCCCCTTGGATATTATGTGCTACCTTATCTGGCGCTCTCAGTCCTACTCTGTCGAGTATGTCCCTCGAGGCTTCGAGTTGCACATACTCTGACTTAGCTCCGGAAGACAGGTCGATAAGTTTCCTACTCGCTGACACTGCACCTAGTCCTAGAGTTCGAGCTATTGCTTGTTGCATATAGGTCTGTACTTTTGGAAGTCGTAGTGTGCGAGAAGCACTTACTCTCCCTGCTTCTTCGCTTCCTTTGCTTG